ACAATTGCAAGTGATATGATAAATGTAAGACATTACATTCAGAAACAAAACGCACACATAGGGGTGCCAGGAACTTTTGCAGAGAGTTCCATGATAAGAACAACTGCTATCCATAACATTTGCCTAACTAAAACAAAGGAGCAATCAATGGCTAACTTCGGTGAAGTGATGTCAAGGTTTCACAAGTTGGGTAAAAACAAAGACATGGATAATGGTTTGTACCTTCACACCTTGATGTTATTCCATGCGATGTGTCACCTTAAAGAGGGGGAAATGTCGGTGGAAAATGCAAATAAAAAGTATGCAGATTTATTCGGTACTTTTTTAAACTCTGCATCAATGAGTAGAAATTGTGCAGTGTTAGTAAAATTAGGCTTGGTAAAACTTTCAGAAAGTGTGCAAGACAGAAGACAAAAAGATGTCATGCTTACAACTGTTGGTCATAAATTTAAAGGCCTATTCAATAACCATAAAATAAAGGAGGCTATATAATATGGGTATAAGTAAGACAGCAAATGGTAAGTTCAGAGTGTTCGTATCAGTAAAAGGTAGAGGTAGAAAAACTGCTACTTGTGATACGAGTGATGATGCACTTGCTAAAGAAGAACAGCTTCGTAAAGCTTTGATTGATGGTAAGAATGTACCAGCAGGAAGAGCAACATCTGAAGCAACATTAGAGCAAGCTTGCGAAGCTTGTTATAATGACCCAGAGAGTGGGTGGAAAGATACTGAACATGGTAAAAGACAAAAATACTTCTTCAGTTATTTCTATTCCTTTTGGGGTAAAGATAAGTTGTTAAGAGAAATAGATAAAACTGAATGGTATAAGTTTACCGAACAGTTCTCTGAAACAGCTACAAACAATAGAAGGGCTTGTTGCATAAACAAAGTGTTCAGACACGCTTTGGAACAAGGTACTATAACAGCAGACAAATTGTTAAAGATACCTAGAAAAAAAGAAAAGCTAACAAGGCTTGCTATTTATACATACGAGCAAGAAGAAGCTATCTACCAACAGTGTAAAACTTTTGGTTTCCATGACTTGGAAGACTTTGTAAAAGTTCTTATAGATACAGGTTGTCGAGCTGAAGAAGCTATACAGTTTGCACCTAAAGATTTGCAAAAGTCTAAAGATGGTTGGACAGCTCATGTGTATAGACAAAAGACAGACACTCATACTTCGATTGGTCTAGCGACTAGAACAAAAGAAATATTGATGCGTAGGTCGAACATGAAAACATTCTTTGAGACCAGCTACAGGCAAATGACTTACAAGTGGCAGATGGTAAGACAGCAACTTGGACAAGCTGATAACAAAGACTTTGTGTTTCATACTTGTAGACACACTTGTGCTTCGAGGCTAGCTGAAGCAGGAGCTACATTTATGGAAGTTTGTGACTGGATGGGTTGGAGTTTCAATTCACCTGTTGCAAGAAGATATGTTCATTTCTTTCCTAAAGGTAAGATTAATATGGCAAAGAAACTGGATACATTAAGAGACGAGTTAAAAGTTGTCTCTGGTGGTAAAAGCTAGTAAAAATAATGTGCATCAATAGTGCATTTAAGTGCACTAGATGCAAAGCTTGAAGGAGGCGTAAGTGATTAAGTTAAGTAAACTAACATTAAATGATTTGTCGGTAGACTTAAAAGCTACAACCACAAATTACGCCTCCGAGTTATCTACACTGGCGTAGTAGAATACCTTATAAATCAAGCCGAATAAACTGTTGCATAGTTAATATGTGATATATACGCTGGCGTAGTAGATGTGCACTCCAATGCACACAATCTACGAACAAACTATAAACACTAATGAGGCTAATATGGAAATAGACGCAAAAATACTAGAGAAATTCGGCATTCTTAAAAACTCACAGAATGTGCCTTCAACTCTACATGAAAAAATAGAAGCAGAGAAACAAATCGAGTTGGCTATGATTAGGTCAGGAATTAAAAGGTTCCATAAAACAATCAATAAAGCTAGGGCAAAAGTAGGTGACAATTCTGGTAAGCCTAGAGAAACCAATGAGAGCACAACAGTATATGGCCAGGTATTAATCCAAACAGGATTAGAGCCATTATGTGAGGGTATTGAAAAATACTTTACTGAAGCTTTTGATGGCCATGCGAAGAGGTATGCAACCGAAGCTACCTTATTATCAAAGTGTATTCCTATTCAGGAAGTGGCAGAAGATAAACCAGAGAGGTGGTCAGGTATAGCCTTTATTACATTAAAAGCTGTACTAGATAGTATCACTGTATCATCCACTCAAACTAAAGCTTTACTTAAAATAGCTTCAGCAATTGAGGATGAGGCTAGGTTATTATACTTCAAAGAGAGTGATGCTAAAAACTACACTCAAACAAAAGAGTGGTTGAAATCAAAGAACAACTACAGGCATAAGCGTAAGGTATTTCAATACGCTATGAACAGACACGAACTAGAATACTCTGGTTGGTCTAAAGAAGAGAAGGTAAAACTCGGTAAATTACTTCTTGAATTATTAGCTAGTACAACTGGCTTTATTAAACTCACCAAAACATTTGCTGTAAAAGGCAAGTCCATTGTTTATGTCCAGGCAACCGAGAAAACTATGACCTGGATTGAACAGAAAAAAATCCATGCAGAAATACTTAAACCATTTAGGGAGCCAATGGTAATCAAACCTAAAAGGTGGGATAACAACCCATATTCAGGTGGTTATTACATCAAGGATTTAAGGCCTAATCAATTAAGTTCCACTAATGGCTACACAAAGCCAGAAAATCAATCAACAAATAATGAGGTAAAAGATGCACTATAATATGGTGAAAAGAGCATCCAGAGCTTATCTGGAAGAAATAGCAAACAGAGCACATGAAATGCCTGAAGTCTATAAATGTATAAACACATTACAGGAGACAGCGTTTACAATAAACATTCCTGTATACCAGGTTATGAGGACTATTCATGAAAAGGGATTAGCAATTGCTGGTCTACCTTCTCATAAAATAGAGGAACCTACTAAACCTTTTGATATAGCAACTAATGAAGTAGCAAGAAAAGATTACAGCAGGAGGAAAAAAGCTGTATGTGATTTCAATGCTACAATAGATAGTAAAGCATTATTAACTGAAAAAGTTTTTAGTGTTGCAGATACATACCAACAATTTTTAGAGTTCTGGTTTCCATTACAATATGATTTTAGATATAGAATTTATTGTGTACCTGAAGGATTGAACTATCAAAATAATGATTTAGCAAAAGGTCTATTGTTATTTAAAAATGGTAAACCTTTAGCTGGTGAAGGAGCTGTAAGAAAGCTTGCTATCCATGGAGCTAATATGTTTGGTCATGACAAAGATACATTAAACAATAGAGTTAAATGGGTTGAAGATAATGAAGAACATATTAAAGCAACTGCTGAAGACCCACATAATAACTATGAGTTCTGGGCTCACTGTTCTGAACCTGTACAATTCTTGGCATTTTGTTTTGAATGGAATGAGTTTTGTAAATCAAAGAAATCATTAAAGTTTATTACACATTTAATTTGTTATTCAGATTGTACTAACTCTGGTCTACAAATTTATTCTGGATTACTTAAAGATGAAATAGGTGGCCAGGCTGTAAACTTAATACCAACTAATAAAGTTCAAGATGTATATGGTGAAGTTGCTAATAAAACAAAAGAACTTCTTGAAAAAGAAGAAGATAGTTTGCTTCGAGATATTTGGTTAGACTATGGGATAAACAGGAAGACTACAAAGAAAGTCACTATGTGTATTGTCTATGGACTTACACAATTCTCTTGTAGAAAATATATTCAAGAGTACCTGGAGGATATGGAAGAACAAGGTATTGAAATTCCTTTTTCTACAGACAGAAATCCTAAACCAGAAACTCCAAATATATTTAAAGGTTCTGCTTATCTTTCAAGATTAGTATGGAAAGCTTTAGATGAAGTTATCTTGTCTGCTAAAGAAGCGATGAAGTGGTTGCAAACAGTATCTAAATTAGTTTCTGAAAATGGATTGCCTGTTGTATGGACAACTCCAACAGGAGCTATTGTTCAATTAGTCTGTCCACAATTAACAACTAAAAGAGTTAATACTTATATGGGTGAAAAAATATTTAGACCAAAGAGTGGTACTTATACACCTGATATAAGGAAAGTTAATATTGCTGTTGAAACAAACAAGATAAATAAAAAAGCTGTAGCCAATTCTATAGCTCCATGTTTTGTTCATTCACTAGATGCTTCGTTATTAATGAAAGCAGTATGTAAAGCTAGTGAATATAGTATTGAGAACTTTGCCTGCGTACACGATAGTTTTGGTGTACTAGCTACAGATGTATCTACTATGAACATAGCATTAAGAGAAGCCTTCGTAGAAATATTTGATAACAAAAATTTATTGAATGAATTTCTTAAGGAGGTTGAACTTCAGGTTCCTAAAAACTTAAGACATAAAATCCCAGCACTTCCTGCACAAGGAAACTTGGATATTAAAAATGTATTAGGTAGTTATTATTTTTGTAGTTAAACCACTACGCTAGCGTTCTAAAGAGGACACTATAGATGAACAGAAGCTTCATCAAATTAATAATAACCAAAGAACCAGGAGGGTTCAGATGCAAAAAGCACAAACATATACTTCTCCTTTTGGTAAAGCCATATATCCACATTTGACAAAATGTGATGTGAGGTTCAAACCAGAAGGTGAGTACAAAGTAGACTTAAGCCTTAAGGATACTCAAGCTCAAGAGTTGATAAAAATTATAAAGCAATATCAAATCAAAGCTGTCAATGAGGCTAAAGAAAAATCAAACAACAAAACCATAAAGGAACATAACCCACCTTATAAAAAAGATGAGGAAGGTAATGTTATCTTTAAGTTTAAAATGAAAGCCAGTGGTACCAATGGTAAAACTGGAGACACTTTTAAACAAAGGCCAGCATTATTCGATAACGAATTGAAACCTATTAGTACAGATGTAAATATCTGGGGAGGTTCAATACTTCGTGTAAGCTACCAACCATTCCCTTGGTACACTCCAGCACTTGGTGCAGGTGTATCCTTAAGACTTAAATCAGTTCAAGTAAAAGATTTAGTTGAGGGTGGTGGACAAACTGCTGAAGCAAATGGCTTTGATAAAGTCACTGGCGACAGCTCAAGCAAAAATGGGTCGGAGAATGAGGAAGTTCAAACAGAAGTTTCCAACGCAACCGACTTCTAAATTCAAATCAAAGCTTGAGGAGGATTTTAATAATTATCTAGTCAAACATAATATTAAGTTTGGTTATGAAGATTTTAAAGTATCCTACCTCAAGCCTGAAAAATTATCTAAATATACGCCAGACTTTAATTGTCCAGCATTAGATAATTTAAAAATAATATTTGAAACAAAAGGTCAGTTCCTAACTTCGGATAGGAAGAAACATTTATTCATTAAATCACAACATCCTCATTTAGATATTCGATTTGTATTCTCAAATTCTAAAACAAAAATAGGAAAAAAATCAAAAACAACTTATGCAAAATGGTGTGAGCTTAAAGGCTTTAAATACCATTGTGTTTATTCAACAAAGAAACTTTTACCAGATAACTGGATTAAAGAAATTCAAGAACAACAGAAAAAATTATGAGCAGAAAATCAACAGACTATTTTATAATACATTGTACAGCTACCAAACCATCTATGGACATTGGCTTCGAAGAAGTAAATCGTTGGCATAGAGAACGAGGATTTTTAAGCTGTGGCTACCATTTTATTATTAGAAGAAATGGTGTCATTGAAGATGGCAGAACTACAGATGCAGTTGGAGCTCACTGTCGTGGGAAAAATCATAACAGTATAGGTATCGCTATGGTTGGTGGTGTCACTCAAGATGACCACACTAAAGCAGAAGATAATTTTGAAGGAGCTCAATGGAATAGTTTAAAAACATTATGTGATGAATTGCACAACAAATATCCAGAGGCAGTTGTAAAAGGTCACTATCATTTTTCTGATAAATTTTGTCCTTCATTCGATGTGGATGATTGGGCTAAAACAGATTTACTCTGGGTGGAAGGTGATTATCTACCAGATGATGAACGAGACGAATAGTGAATTTATAAAACACGAACCTTGTCCACAATGTCAATCAAGAAATAACCTTGCTAGGTATTCGGATGGTCATGGATGGTGTTTTGGATGTGGCTATAGAGAGCCAGCAAATGGAGAAACAAATGAATTTAATAATACGAAAATAAAAACAGATATGATTACAGGTCAAGTGGAGGCGTTATCAAAAAGACAAATTGATTTTGATACTTGCAAATTTTTTAATTATCAGACTGGAGAATATAATGGTTCACCAGTTCAGATAGCACCATACTATAATTCCAATTACCAAATTGTTGCACAACACATTCGGTTTCCTAATAAAGATTTTATTTGGTTAGGAGATATGAATGAAGTTGGATTATTTGGAATGCACAAGTGGAAGGGAAATCAAAAAATGATTACCATAACTGAAGGTGAGTTGGATGCTATGTCAGTATCTAAAGTTCAAGGAAACAAATGGCCAGTAGTGTCAGTACCTTCAGGAGCAAAGTCTGCAAAAAAATATATTAAAAAGAATTTAGAATATTTAGAAAGTTTTGAAAAAGTAGTTTTAATGTTCGATAATGATGAAGCTGGTAATACTGCTTCAATCGAATGTGCTCAATTGTTTAGTCCAAAAAAAGCTCTTGTCTCTAAATTACCTCTGAAGGATGCTAACGATATGTTGGTGTCTGGAAGAGGTAAGGATATTATTAATCATATATGGAACGCAAGACCATATACACCTGAAGGCATTATAGCTGGAGCTGATACTTGGGATTTAGTTATGCAAGATGACAGCAAAGAATGTACTCCATATCTTTGGGAAGGTCTTAACAACAAAACAAAAGGTATTCGTAAAGGTGAAATAGTTTTATTTACAGCAGGTAGTGGAACTGGAAAGAGCCAGGTCTGTAGAGAAATTGCTTTTGATTTAATTACTAAAGGTAAGAATGTAGGCTACATAGCTTTAGAAGAAAGTGTAGCTAGAACTGTAAGAGGTTTAATCTCTATAGATTTAAACTCTAAAATTCACGAAGAAGAAATTAGAAGAGATTTTACAGAGGAAACATTAAAGAAGTCTTGGGATAAAATTCAAGGCCATACATATTTTCACAAACATTTTGGGTCTACAGATAGTGAGAACCTAATGTCTAAAATAAGATTTTTAGTCAGAGGATGTGATTGTGATTATGTAGTATTAGACCATATCAATATGGTTGTTTCTGGCATCGAAGGTGATGAAAGAAAATTAATAGATTACACGATGACAAGATTAAGAAGTTTAGTTGAAGAATTAAATTTTGGATTAATACTTGTATGCCACATGAAACGATTACCAGACAAAACTGGACATGAAGAAGGAGCCATAACATCTTTAAGTCATCTTAAAGGAAGTCATGGATTAGGCCAGCTTACTGATATTTGCTGTGGACTAGAGAGGTCACAACAAAATGAAGAGACTAAAGATATTCTAACAATCAGAGTTCTAAAAAATAGATACAATGGAGATACTGGTGTCGCTTGCTCGCTTCATTACGACAGGGAAACTGGGAGATTGTCTGAAGGCGATTTTTCTAATGTCCAAGAATAGTGAAAAACAAATAGATGATGTACTTCGAGAATATATAGAACAATGCGATGACTTCGAACATTTAGATGATGATGATAAAATTTTTATTTATTCATCATTAAAAAAGATTTTAAAATTATTACACTTGGTAATTAAATATCCAAATGTAAATCCAATTTTATTTGTTCACACACCAAAGACTAAAGATATTATTGAAGAAGCATTTTTTCATGTTGCTCCTGTAATACCCACAATCTTAAACATAAAAATAATTGTAATGCACTAACTATGAAACTTATATTTGATATAGAAACCGATGGCTTCCTAGAGGAATGCTCTAAAGTACATTCAATAGTAATCAAAGACATAGAGACAAACCAAGTCTTCTCCTATCATGGAGATAAAATTGGTAGAGGTCTTATGTTATTAAATGGTGCTAACTTATTAGTTGGCCATAATATTTTAAAATTTGATTTAGCAGTTCTTAAAAAATTGTACCCAAGACAGTATGATATTAAGGCTGAAATATTGGATACACTATTAGTAAGCAGACTAATATGGACTAACCAAAAAGAATTAGACTTCCAGAAAAAGGAGCTTCCTCTTAATTTAGCAGGAAGACATTCCTTGGAAAGCTGGGGGTATAGACTTGGATTACGAAAAGGAGAGTTTGCTAAAACAAATGACTTCACTGAATGGTCTGAAGAAATGCAAAAGTATTGTGAACAAGATGTAGAAGTCACTCACGAACTTTATAACTTAATAAAAAAACTAAACTATTCGCCTGAAGCAATTAGGCTAGAACACGACTTTGCCAGATGTATTCATCTGCAAGAAGCACATGGATTTCATTTCGATGTGGCTTCTGCAAAGAAGCTGTATGCCTCACTTGCAAACAGAAGGTTGGAGCTGGAGAAATCTCTAGTTTCAACCTTCCCTAATTGGAAGCAATATATTGGAACCTTTATTCCTAAAAGAGATAACAAAACTTTAGGATATAAAAAAGGTGTTCCAGTTAAGAAGTATAAAGAAATGACTTTCAATCCTAATAGCAGAGACCACATAAGTAATCGGTTAATGAATAAAGGATGGAAGCCTAAAGATTTTACACCAGATGGAAAACCTAAAGTAGATGAAAGCGTTTTATCTAAATTAGAATATCCTGAAGCTAAACTATTAGCTGAACATTTTCTGGTACAAAAAAGAATAGCACAACTAGCCGAAGGTAATAATGCCTGGCTAAAATTACAAAAGGATGGAAAAATTTATGGAGGCGTTATCACGAATGGTGCGAACACTGGAAGGTGCACTCATCAAAGACCGAATGTGGCTCAAACACCTTCAGTTGGTGTTCCTTATGGTAAAGAATGTAGGTCTTTATTTACTGTGCCTAATGGTTTTCAGCTTATTGGTTGTGACGCTAGTGGTCTTGAACTTCGTTGTCTTGCTCATTATATCGGTGCATTCGATGAAGGCCATTTTACGAAGCAATTACTCGATGGTGATATTCACACCTACAATCAAAAACAGATTGGCTTACCAACGAGAGATTTGGCAAAGAGGTGTATCTATGGTGTCATTTATGGCATCGGAGATACAAGGCTTGGTTCAGTTGTTGGTAAAAACTCTCAAGAGGGGAAACGAATAAAAGCTAAATTGTTTGAAGGTTTACCTGCATTAAAAAAATTAAGAGATAATGTAATTGTTAAAACTAGAAATCAAAAATATTTATTAGGTTTAGATAAAAGGAAATTAATTCCAAGGTCTGAACATTCAAGTTTAAATTTATTAATTCAAAGCTGTGGTGCATTAATTATAAAAATGGCCACTGTTATTTTACACAAAAAATTAAAGGAAAAAGATTATGATAAAGATACCTGTACTATGGTTGCTCATGTTCATGATGAGCTACAACTTCAGTGTAAGTCTGCTTATGCAACTGAAGTAGGAGAACTTGCAGTTCAATCAATTAAAGATGCAGGTACACATTTTAATTTAAGATGTCCTTTAGATGCAGAATTTAAAATAGGAAGCAACTGGGCTGATACTCATTAGTTGTTGGTGCCTCCTGCCAGACTCGAACTGGCACTCCCAAAAGGGCAAGGATTTTCTTACCACTATAGCTTTCGCTACGCTTACGCTTTGTGGTCTGGACTATACCTTCTCCATTTTACAGGAGCTTGCTGTCTAGTCTCTACACCTTACATTCACCGAATGTCTTGGCTCGGTATTAGCAGTTAAGCTTTCACCGAATTTAACAAGTTCTACTTCCAGGTTTTCACCTGGAGCACTCAAATTAATTTAAGTCCTTTGTGTCTACCAATTTCACCAAGGAGGCAATCAACAACAAAAGGGTTTTACAAAATATAATCATGTTTAACAACAACAAAGATTTCGACTTTGACCTAGCTAGAGGAGTTCACTCTGAAAAATCTATAGGTAAAATACTGGGATTAGATAAGGATAAATTCGAAGTTAAATCAGAATTTGGTTTCTGGCAGAAATCAGGAAACCTTTGTATTGAGCTTGCTTTTAAAGGAAATCCTAGTGGATTGAGAAGCACCAAAGCAAAATGGTGGATACATAGATTTATGCTCAATAAAGAAGTGTGCATTGGTCAATGGATTACAGAAGTAAAAGTTCTCAAACAGATAGTAAGAAAATTTATTAAAGAAAACAAAAATCGTAAATCACAAATAATCAGAATGCTTGGAGATAACTACCAGTCAAGGTGTGTCTTAATTCCAATGTCTGAATTTGTAAACCTTTGGAGAGCAATTGAAATCAAAAATAAAAATACACAAACTAACTAAAAAAATATTTCCATATACTTTTTATTTAGCTCACTGGATTGATTGTAATTCAACCTGCTCCTGGGAAAGTTTGAAATCAATAACTAATTTCAAGCCAACAATTTGTATTTCTACAGGCTGGCTTGTCTCAACAAATAATAATTCACACACATTCGTTAGTGATGTGAATTTTGATGAAGATGGAACGATAGGTGATTGTGGAAACACAACAACAATACCAACAGTAAATATAATTAAGCTAACAAAGATTAGGATGTAATAATGATACAAAAAATAGATAGTAAAAAAAGAACACTTATAGTTGATGGCTCTATATTAATTTATAGAATAGCTTCAGCATTAGAACAGGCCACACAATGGGAAGATGATATGTGGACACTTCATGCTGATTTAAAATTAGGTAAAAAAGTTTTAGATACTTCATTAAGAAATTATCAGGATAAGTTAAATTGTAATAAAACAATTATAGCTCAAGACCATACTAATAATTTTAGATTAGATTTCTTTCCTGCTTATAAGTCTCATAGAAAAAAAGTTAGAAAACCAATTATTGTAAAACCATTAAAAGAATATCTAGCTAAAAATTATGAAACATTAACATTTCCAAATTTAGAAGGTGATGATGTTTGTGGAATATATGCAACAAGACCAGAGAATGAAGGTAAGGTTGTAGTATTATCAGGTGACAAAGACTTAAGAACAATTCCTGGAATACATCATTTTGTACATGATGAAAGCACAGAAGTAGTTGATGAAAAAACTGCTAATTATAATTTTATGTATCAAACACTTGTAGGTGATTTGACCGATAATTTTGGAGGATGTCCAAAAATCGGAGGAGTTAAAGCTTCAAGAATATTAGCAAATAAAAAAGACTTACCTGAAATGTGGGAAGCTGTTCTTGCTGAATATAAAAGACAAGAACTAGATGAAAAATATGCACTTACTCAAGCTAGATTAGCTAGAATATTAAGAGCATCTGATTGGGATAATAAGAAAAAGAAACCAATACTATGGAGCCCAAATGCCTAATAATGAAATGTTTGATGTACTTAAGTACCAAGAAGGTGGAGACCATTATAAAAAATTAAAGGTTCAACCAGCATTCTTTATAAACGAAAACAGACTTCCATTCGCTGAAGGTAATGCAATTAAATATATTTGCAGGCACCCATACAAAGGCAAAGAAGAAGACATCAAGAAAGCAATTCATTATCTAAAAATGATTTTAGATAGGGATTATTCATAACCAATAATAGGACACTTTAGATATATGAACGACAAAAACATAAAAGTAGCTGGTTTAACTAAAGAATTACTAGCTGATTTAGACAAAATGTTTCCTGAAAAAACTCCAGAGATAAACATGGAAATGAAGGAAATATACTTTCGTATAGGTCAAAGAAGCGTAGTGCGTTTCTTACATCAACAAAAACAAGAACAAGAAAATAACATTATGGAGAAGAGTTAATATGTGCGTATCAGTAAAAGCTCCCAGTCCTCCACCAATGCCAGAACCAGCTCCGATGGCTCCACCTCCAGTGACACAAAATACACAAGGAAGTGCAAGACCAGCAGGATATTCTGAAAGTCAAGGCATGAGTAAGAACAAGGCGAGTTCTTACGATAGGAAGAGAACAGGTGCATCTAAATTACGAATACCAGTAATTGGTGGTCTATAATAAATGGCAAACATTTACACTGGTACTAGCAATAGTACACAAGGAATAGAGAGTAGATATAATTCAAAAGCACAATCAAGAGAAGTTTATCTTGATAGAGCAAGAGATTGTTCAGAATTAACTATACCTACACTTATACCACGAGACGCTTCTACAAGTGCTGAAGAATTTGCGACTACCTATCAAGGTATCGGAGCAAGAGGAGTGAATAATCTAGCCTCTAAATTATTATTATCATTATTACCTCCCAATGCTCCATTCTTTAGATTAGCTATTGATAACTTTGCAGTTAAAGAAATAGAAGAAAACGATAATTTAAAAACACAAATAGACAGTGGATTAGTCCAAATAGAACAAGCTGTTATGGATGATATTGAAATGTCTAATGACAGAGTTGTTGTCTTTGAAGCTTTAAAACATCTTATTGTTGCAGGTAATGCTTTATTATTTGTAGATAAAGAAGGCTTAAGAGTTTTCCCATTATCACAATATGTAATTGAAAGAGACCCAATGGGTAATGTTTTAGAAATAATTACTAAAGAAAGTATTCATTATAATGCACTACCTGATTATGTAAGAGAACAAATTCTTAAAGAACAAGGTGATAATAAAGAAGATGCTGTATGTGATTTATATACTTGTGTAAAAAGAGAAACAGACCACTTCATGGTTCACCAGGAAGTAAAAGGTATTAAAATTGAAGAGAGTTTTGGTAAATACAAATTAGACCAATCTCCATACATACCATTAAGAATGGTAAGAATTTCAGCAGAAAATTATGGTCGTAGTTATGTTGAAGAGTACCAAGGAGATTTAGTCAGCCTGGAAGGATTAACCAAAGCAATTGTAGAAGGTTCATCTGCTTCAGCAAAAACATTATTTATGGTAGCTCCTAATGGAACTACTAGAGCAAAAGCATTAGCAGAGAGTGAAAATGGTGCAATCATTGAAGGTTCAGCTAATGATGTATCAGTATTACAAGTTGGTAAGTTTGCCGACTTCAGAGTAGCTCAACAAAGTATGGTCAATATTGAACAAAGATTGTCTTATGCTTTTTTATTAAATGCTTCAGTTATCAGAGACAGTGAAAGAACAACTGCTGAAGAAGTAAGAATGACAGCCCAGGAACTACAAGATAGTCTTGGTGGTATCTATGGTGTGTTATCTCAAGAATTTCAATTACCTCTAGTTAGAAGAAAACTAGCTTTATTAAGTAAAACTAAAAAAATGCCACCTTTACCAAAAGGAATTGTATTTCCAAAAGTTATTACTGGAATTGAAGCTTTAGGAAGAACAACAGATAGAAATAAATTAATTCAATTTTTACAAACATTGGCTGGCACTTTGGGTGCTGAAAGTATTGCGAAGTTTGTAAATGTCACTGAAGCAATAAAAAGATTAGCTACAGCAGATGGTATTGAAACAAAAGGTCTAATTAGAAGTGAAGAAGATTTACAAGCTGAACAACAAGCTCAACAACAGTCAATGATGGATGAGCAACAACAGTCAGCTATGTTAAGAGCAGGTGAAAAAATTGCAGGGAACATACCACCAAAAACATTAGGTGAAACAATCGTAAACCAATCATAGGAGAATTAAATGGTCGATAAAGTAGAAATAACTCAAGATGAAAATAATCCATCTATTGAGGAACAATCAAAACAACAAGAAACAAACTCACAACCAGAAGCTTCGACACAGGAGACTTCTAGTGAGGAAAGACCTTCATGGCTTCCAGAAAAATTTGCTAACGCAGAAGAACTGGCTAAAGCTTATGGAGCATTAGAAACTAAATTTTCTCAAAAGTCAGAAGATAAAACTAATGAGAATGAAAAATCAGATGCTAAAATACCTGAACCTAAACAAGGTGAAGAAACACAAGCAGGTACATTAGATAAATTCTATAATGAATTTGCTGAAGAAGGTAAACTTACTGAAACAAGTTATGGTGAATTAGCTAAACTTGGTTTAGATAAACAAGTTGTTGATGCCTATATAGAAGGCCAAACAGCATTAGCAGACCAAAAAAACAATTCAATAATGTCTACTGTTGGAGGTAAAGAACAGTACACAGAAATGGTTAATTGGGCTTCAAAGAATATGTCTACAGAAGAAATAACTGCTTTTAATAATACTATTGAAAGTGGAAGTTTAGAACAAGCACAGTTAGCAATAGCTGGTGTTCAAGCTAAATATTCTAATAACAATTCAGAACCAAATTTATTTTCTGGAACTAAAGCAGATAGCAATATTGGCTATAGGTCAGTTGGTGAAATGTTATCTGATATAAACGACCCAAGATACACTACAGACAGTGCTTATAGAGCAGATGTAGAAAACAAAGTTAAACACTCAAACACAATATAAATAACACCTATTCAGGTGGGAAGGAGAAATATGTCATTATATAGAAATATTAATGCAAGGAAAAAAGCTGGTACTTCAAGACCTAAAAGTAAAAGTACAGTTTCAGCTAAATCATACAAAGCTATGAAGGCTGGATTTCCTAAAAAGAAAAAGAAATAATATGTTAAATTTCATTTTGCCTTTAATGAAAAATCCACTCACTCGGATTATCGCTGATAAAACTGTTTCAGCAATAAACCATTCGATTGAGAAGAAGAAAGTCATTAGAGCAAAAGAAATTGAAGCAGAACAAAATGTAAGTATTGAACAAATTAAAAGTTCAAACTCAAGTATTAAAGATGAAGTATTAACAATAAAAATAACTTTAATCTTTATTGCTTTATTTATTCCATACACACAGCCATGGATGGAAAAAGGATTTGAAATCCTAAAAAATGCACCAGAAGAATTTTGGTGGGCTGTTCTAATTGTTTACTCTGGAAGTTTTGGTTTATCCACTGTTAGCAAAATTAGAGGAAAGAAATAACTCACACACTCTTCTTCAAGAGGAGTGAGCCTTCACAAAGATAAAAATTGCCTCCACGATTTACTTGCGAGTAAATCAAAAGAGATAACTCTTTGAAGTATGTGCAAGGAACTAAAAACAAACCAATCATAATTTAAAGGAGAATAATTATGTCAAACGCAACAGTGTCCAGAATTGGACAAGTAAATGGTGCTAACGATGTTAATGCTCTATTTTTAAAAGTATGGTCAGGTGAAGTTTTAGCTACTTTCATGAGAGAAAACAAAATGCTTGGTATGACCCAAGTAAGAAGTATCTCTTCTGGTAAGTCAGCACAGTTCCCAGTAATTGGAACAACTTCAGCTAGCTATCATACTCCAGGAAATGAGATTTTAGGAACATCTGTTAAGCATAACGAGAAAACAGTAAATATAGATGACCTTTTGGTTTCGTCTGCATTTATTGCAAACCTAGATGAAGCAAAAAACCATTACGATGTTAGAAGTATCTACACATCTGAAATGGGTAGAGCACTTGCTAATACAGTAGATAAAAATCTACTTCAATTAGCTGTGTTATCTGCACAAGCTTCAGCTACAATAACAGGTGGTTCGGGTGGAACTCAAATCACAGACGCAGATGCTAACACAAATGCAACTTCACTAATCGCATCAATTTTCGAATGTGCTCAAGCACTTGATGAAAAAGATGTTCCTAGCGAAGATAGGTTTTGTGTGGTCAAGCCAGATATTTATTATCAAATCGTACAAAACGATAAGATTTTAAATAGAGACTTCGGTGCAAATGGTAATGGTGTTTACTCTGATGGTACAGTAATTAAAGTTGCTGGTATCAACATAGTTAAATCAAACACTGCTGTCACTGCATTCGCTGATAACTCATCGGCTGTATCAGGAACAAACAACACTTATAATGTAGATGCTCAACATGTTGTAGCTACAGTTTTCCATAAGAGTGCCATCGGTACTGTTAAACTAATGGATTTAGGAATGGAAAGTGAATACGACATTAGAAGACAAGGTACATTAATGGTAGGAAAAATGGCATTAGGAAGTGGCATAATCAGACCTGAAAGTGCAACTTTAATCAAAACACAATAATTTATTATTGTCGATTAAAAACATAGGCGTAGAGATTAACACAGACAATCTACGCCTGTGTCAAAAATAAAATCATGGCATCAATCACAACAAGAACAACAGAATTAGAAGCAGTCAATACTATGCTCTCTACAATAGGAGAAGCTCCAGTAAACTCATTAACAGGAAGTTTACCAACAGATGCAAGTATGGCCAAAAATATTTTAAATGAAGTAAATAGAGAAGTACAATCAAGTGGTTGGAAATTTAATACTTCATACAAAGCAACACTATCAAGAAATACAGATAATAAAATTGTAGTTGCTAATGATGTAATGCACATAGAATTAAATCCTTTATTAGAAAGTAAACAATCTAATGACCCAGTTATTAGAGGAGCCTTTTTATATAATCTAGCAAAAGAAACTTTTGTATTTGAAAAGAATTTTGAGAATGTGACTATTGTATCATTATTAGATTTTGAAATTATTCCAGAACAAGCAAGAAGATATATTGCTATTAGAGCTTCAAGAATATTTCACGACAGAACTTTAGGAGCAAATGCTATTCATAGATTTAGTAGACAAGATGAACTTGTTGCTTTGTCTATTTTAAAACAAGCAGAAGCTTCTGTAGCAGACCATAATATCTTTAATAGTTCAGGCCAATCTAAAACTATTGCAAGAAATGGTTCACTTAAAATTAATTAACAGGAGAAAAATATGGATTTTGTAAAAAGAAAAGCAAAGCATTATTGGACTGACCACAAGGTTGAAGTTGTAATAATTGCAGTTGCTATCGTTGCTGTAATCATAGTGTAATAAAATGCCTTTAATAACTAGAAGTATACCAAATTTAATTGGGGGAGTATCACAACAACCAGAAATATTAAGATTAGAAAACCAAGCTACTGCTCAAGTAAATGGTTTCTCTGGTGTTGTTGAAGGTCTTAAAAAGAGACCTCCATTAAATCATATTTCTAAAATTAATAATTCATCACTATCAAACGCATTCATTCATACAATTAATAGAGATACCAGTGAACGATACATTGTGGTTATTACTAATGGCAGTCTTACTGTGCATACTGTTGATGGAGTTTCTAAAACAGTTGTAAGTCAGTCTAACGCTAGTAATTACTTAACATCATCTAATCCTAGAAACGACTTTAAATGCTTAACTGTAAACGATTATACTTACATATTAAATAAGCAGAAAACAGTGGCTATGGATACTGGAACAACAAGTCCAGCTCAAATTCAACAAGCTGTTTATACAGTTGTTCAAGGTGTAAATGCTATTCCTTATTCAATAACAATAGATGGAGCTACAACTTCATTTACTTCATCAAATACAAATACAAAAGATATTAGGGATGGAGTTAGAAATTCTATTAGTGCTGGAGGTTTAACATTAACAAATATTGGAGACAGTAGTTTTTCTATTGTAAAATCATCTTCACTAACAGTTTCAGCTTCAGATGGTTATGGTAATCAAGCTTCACAAATAATTAAAGATGAAGTTCAAAACTTTTCAGATTTACCAGCCGAAGGAATTAACAACATGGTTGTTGAAGTTAAAGGGGATGCTTCTAATAGTTTTGATAATTATTATGTAAAATTCTCAAGCAGTACAAAAGTTTGGGAAGAAACAGTTGCACCTGGTTTACAAATTGCATTAAACAATACAACAATGCCTCATGTTCTTATTAGAACAGCAGATGGAAATTTTAGATTTACACAAGTAGATGGTTCTTCTTATACAGTATCATCAACAAGTTATGATGTACCAAGTTGGGGAAATAGAGTTGTAGGTGATTTAGATAGTTCACCTAATCCAAGTTTTGTTGGAGCAAAGATGAAAGACATTTTCTTCCATAGAAATCGTTTAGGATTTTTAGCAAATGAAAATGTTATTATGTCTAGGTCTTCAGAATTTTTTGAATTTTTTAATGAGACAGTCACAGATGCACTTGATACAGAAGTTATTGATGTCAATGTTGCACATACTAAAGTAGCAATACTTAAACACGCTGTTGCATTTGATGAAAAACTTTTATTATTTTCAGACCAAACACAATTTATTTTAACTGGTGGAGCAAGTTTAACACCAGGAAATGTTTCAGTTAATGTGACAACTGAATATGAAAGTTTAGATACAGTGTCACCTGTTGGTTCAGGTAATAATGTATTCTTTGCTTTTAACAAAGGTCAATTTACAGGTGTTAGAGAAATGTATGTTGAAGCCGATGGTGAAACAAACCAAGGTGAAGATATAACAGCAAACATACCAAAGTATGTACCTTCAGAAGTTTTTAAATTTGCAAATGCTTCTAATGAAAACATATTAGTTTTATTAAGTAATAAGACTGGAGAAAAAAATAAATTATATATTTATCAATGGTTTTTCTCTCAAGGAAGAAGATTACAAAGTGCATGGCACAAATGGACAATAGGTGCCGATGCAGATACAGAAATTTTAAACATAGATTTTATTGGAACTACTTTATACCTAGTAGTCCAAAGAAGTGATGGTGTTTATATTGAAACAGTAAACTGTTCACCAGCAGTAGTAGACACTGGAGCAAGCTACCTTACACATTTAGATAGAAAGCTTGACGAAACGCAGGTCACTGAAAGCTATAACAGTTCAACTAATATAACGACCATCACTTTGCCTTACGCAATTGACAGTACAATGAAGTTAGTTGGTAAGTCAGGAGCCTCAAATAAAGCAGGAAGAGATATAACTATAGCTTCACAATCAGGAACAACACTTACTGTAAGTGGTGATATTACTGCTTTTAATTACTTTATTGGAGAACAGTACATATTTACTTATACATTCTCTCAACAATATTTGGCTCTTGGTACAAACACTACAGGTACAAGAACAAGAATTAGAGAAGGTAGACTTCAAATAAGAAACTGGACTGTTTCATTTAATGATACAGGATTTTTTCAATCAGCAGTCACACCAGTAGGAAGAAGCGTATCTAACGCAACTTTCAATGGTACAATTGTTGGAACAGGTTTAACTGGAACAGTAAATTTAGAAGATGGTGATTTTACTTTTGCAGTACAGAGTAGGAATGAGAACTTAACAATTAGTTTAACTAACAATAGTCATCTTCCATCAAACTTTGTAAATGCAGAGTGGGAAGGATATTATGTTTCTCAAGCATCAAACTCCTAAACCACATTTAAGATTAGCAACAGAAATAGATTGTATTTATTTATCTGAACATTTGAGAAAAGAAGATGTTCAAGAAATATATGCTGTCACTGGTTTACCACCATTATTATCTTTATTAGCAGGAATTAAAATGAGTAATGTTCCTTTAGTAATTTGTAATGCAGATTGTAAACCTGTTGCCATGTTAGGTGTCGTACCAAATGGATTAATAGGATTTATCTGGATGGTAGGTACCAATGATTTAAAAAAAATTAGTTTATCTTTTTTAAGAAACTCAAAAGATGTTTGTGATGTTCTTAAAGGTAATCATCAAATTTTACATAACTATGTAGATAAAAGAAATAAGCTTCATATTAATTGGCTTAAGTGGATGGGCTTCTCCATCATAAATGAAATTAATTATGGAATTGAAAATAGAAAATTTTATGAATTTGTTAAAATATAATGTGTAATCCAACGCTAGCTATAGCTGGAGCTCAAGCTGTAATGCAATATCAAGTTGCTAATGCACAGCAGAAAGCAGTCCAGGCACAGCAACGAAGACAAAATGAAATCGCACTGCGTAATAGAAACCAGGCGATAGTATCAAAACAAAGAAAATTAATTCAGATTACAAAAGGTCGTTTAGAAAAAATAGGTGA